CCTTGACCTAAAACAAACTCAGGGACATTTGCTGCTTTGAGCGCCTCAGGGAACTTGCGGTCCCGGATATCGTTCAGAGCAGCAGTTGCTTTCTTGAGAATGTCCTCGGCGATCGAGACCTTGCCTTCGAGGTCAAGTTGGAGCTCGGCGAGCTTTGCGAGGGATGCCAGATCGGTAGAAACTTCGTCAGCGTCGGCTGCGAGCTCAGCGAGTTGTTGCGCGGTGAAGGACATCTCAATTCTCCCAGATGTTAAGAACGACTGGGGTGTAGTAACCTCCGCCTTTCCGATCGCCATTCTCGTCTCGAGCACGCTCCCACTTGAGGTACTTGATCGAAGCCGAAAAGTCACCAATGACGGCGGCCGCAATCACCATTCCAAGTGGGTCGCCGCCCGCCCAGACGAGAAAGTCGTTCTCGGTGAAGTTACTGAGAACCGTCTGTGCATGCTTGACGGCTCCCGCAGGATCGCTTGACGGGAAGTTCTGATCTGCTCGAAAGATGAACTCAACGTCGCCATACTTCATGGCAGGCGAGACGTCATAAGTGAAGGGCTCAGGCTCACCCGGTCGGGCTCGCTTGGCTTGCGGTTGATTTATGATAAAGACAGTGGGCATTGCTTTACTCCGTTGCTCTTCATGTATCTGGTCGGTTAGTCGGCCACGTTCAACCACTCCAACAGGTCGTCTCCTGTTACTTCTGCAGCAAGTTCATGCTTGCCTAGAAGCGATCGAAGCATGGGAAGCTCTAAGGTCCGCTTTGCTGCAATGTCGGTATAGGTTACGGTTCTCTCCTGACCAATTCTATGCGGCCTGTCCTCTGTCTGCTTGCGAAGCCCCATCCGAGAAAACGGGTTCGAGTAGTAGATGGTGTCCTCGGCTTCGGTCAAAGTGATGCCAGTGCCTCCAGCGGTAGGCTGACCGACAAACCAGCGAACAGGTGACTTGGGATCTTGGAATTGATCAACGGCTCGACGGCGATCTTCTCGACTCGTGATGCCAGCGAAAAGGACGGTCGACTTAGAGCCATACTCCTTGAGAAGTCGCTCATGGATCTCGTGCAACGAGTAGCGGTAATCAGCCCAGATAATACCTTTTCCAGAGCAGCCCTCAAGGAGCTCCATAAGGACGCTCATCCGCGGGTTTGCGGCGGCGAAAGGCTCTCCCATGTAGTTGGGGTCCATTGCGGTTGCATCATCAGGCACCACGATGTTGCAGACGAGCTGGTGCAGCCTGAGAGACTTGGTGAGCGGAATAGGCGCACTGACGCGGCGACCTCCTGAGATATCGATGATCAGATTCTCTGCCATCTGCTTGTAGGCTTTGCGCGCTTCAGGAGTCAGTTCGTAGGTCCTGGTTGGCATGTAGACCTTCGGAGGAAGGTCGAGCTTTTCTGCTTTGGTCAATCGAGAAACGTGAGGACCTATCCGGCTCCTCAGATCCTCGAGTTTCTTGTAACCCACCACAATCTTGGTAGGAACTGTCTGCTTTGTCGACTTGCCGGTTGCGGGATTGTAAACCCACTCCTCGTGGGTGATACCGCCGAGTTCTTCCTCGATCGCGTAGGTCGACTTAAACTCCCGAAACTTCATCTTGAGGATCGAAGGGCTCAAGAATTCCATCTGGGACCAGATGTCGAGAGGTGAGCTGAGCATGGGTGTGCCCGTCAAGATCATCCTAGCTACTGCAAGAGGACCGAGCTTTAGAAGCGCTTTTGTCCGTGCCGAGCTCGGGTTCTTTATGCCTTGAGATTCATCGACCACGATGAAGGTCTTCCGCGAGGTTAGAAGCGACCGTGTAAACGCCATCCCTTTCTTCTGGAAGATCGAGTCAAAGTTGATGGCCGCGATGATCAAGCCCTCCTTCTCGATCAAGCCGCGCATACCAAATTCTACTCGATTCTGATTCCAGAAAGCAGCGGTGAATGGAACCGCACCGTGCTTCTCAGCTTCGATCTCGGTCCAGACATCGATCAGGTTCTTGAGCGTGACGACCAAGACAGCGTCAATTTCTCCTGCGAGGTATTTCCATGCCGCAATGTCAAGTGCTGTCTTCGTCTTACCGAGGCCCATCTCCCACCAAAGTCCGACAAACTTCTTCTGCCGGTGCTTGATGAACTCCTCGTCCTGGTAGTCCTTTGGCTTCGTCTTGTACTCAAACGAGGCCTTGAGCGTGACCTCTTTAGTTTTGGTGTAGAAGTGGCCCCAAACGGTCCTGCACTCAGGAGCGAAGGTTGCTTTCTGCGACACCAGGTAGTCGAGTGCGAACCGAGTTGGCTTGAACCGGACGATCGTTCCCGAAACCTCAGTAGGTGTGGACAGCGCTTCACAAGTTTTCTGGACAGCGTGAAAGGGGAGCCCCTCGAGGACTCCCCAAGCGCCTTGCGGAGAGACCTTCACGACTTGAGTCGAAGAGCCGGAACGCCGAAGTCGCCTTCGTAGACCTCAAAGTCAGAAAGAGTGATCTGAGCATGGGGCTGTGCTTTGTGGAACAACTCGACGGCGAAGCGCCGAATCTCGAGGTCTGCTTCTTCCTGGCCACGGATGAGCAAGAAGTGGATGAGCGATCGAAGGTTGATGGTCCAAGTAAGGCGCGTTTCGGCCGCGTTGGGAAGAACTGACCGCGCTGCCTCGTTGGCTCGCTTCGTAAACATCCGAGGGCTGAGATTGAGTCGCTTCAGCTTCTCGACAAGCGCGTCTTTTTGCTCGCAGTAGCTGTCCAGTTCATAAGCGCAGACGGCCGAAAAGGTCGAGACAGACGACTCGCCCAAGAAAAGCATAATCGGAGGAACCACGAAGTTAATCTCGGAGGCATCAACGTAGCGCTGACTCTCCTGGGAGATAGCAACGCCTACGCGGTGCCGGACGAGTTCATGGGTGAGGGACCGGGACACACCGGAGATGGCAAAAGTGAGATAAGCGTGTTCAAACACCGAGCCGTGCTTCTCGTCGAGGAGGTTGCGGATATACGCCTCACGCTCGCGGCCTTTTCCAAACGATCGATAGCAGTGCCGCCCGGCGAACTCGACCACGCGCTCAAGTGGATCTGCTTGATCATGAACGATCGAGTGAAGCGGCGTTGCGTAGTCGTCCATGATCTCACCGAAGCCGTGTTCTCGCGCCCACGCTGCGAGGGCTTCGGCGTTCGGAAGCGTTGATGCGATAACAGTAGCGGAGGGCTGGCGGATGAACTTCACGGTTATCTCCTTGGCTGAGATTCACTCCTACAGACGTCCTGAAACGATCTCGAGCAAAAACTAAGGCAACCACATGACACATGAAGGCGTGGTTTTTTTGCGGTCGGTTTTCTTCTGAGTGCTGAACTGGTTAGAAGAGAAACCACGGCACCACGGTATCGCGTGTGAAGAAAAGTTCTCGGCTTCACACGCGCGCACGAAAGTGGGGCAGCTTTCGCCACCCCCACTCGTCGGTCAGCTCTGGGCTTCTTCAAGCCCCGAGATGGTTTCGTCGAGGTCGGCGTCAAACTCAAGGTTGTCAAGTTCTCGGACAGCGTCGATGGCCGCATCGAGCGCAGAGATAGCAGCTTCTGCAACCTGACCGCGGTCGGCTTGCAGAAAGCTCTCGGGCATATTGTCGAAGTATTCCTGCTCCTCGTCGCGGATGCCTTCGATCGTATCAGCAAGATCTGAGCAACTCGACTTGAACTCATCAATGGAGGTTTTGATCTCCTCGAGAGTGGTGATCAGTGATCGAGCAGTTTCGATAGCTGAAGCAATTTCTTTTCGGCGTGCAGCGTTCATGGTTGGTACCTTTGTTGACCCGGGCACGGTGCCCGGGATGATCGTATAAGTCGCTTATAGATAGAATGCAATACCTCACTTTGACCGAGCAAGTATAAGGCGCTTATGCTACAAGGCAGGATGGACAAAGAAGAATTCTTGAAGCGCCAAGTCGCACTGAACTGGTCAAACCAGCGGATGGCGCAAGCCGTCAGGCGGTCCCTGCAGACAGTTTCAAACTGGCGGTGTGGACGACAAAAGATCCCCGCCTATGTCGGTGTCATCCTCGACGCCGCGGCGATCGCAGCGATCAAAGAGAACCGCGAGAAGAAGGTCGCCGCTTAAAACCCCTATACGGATGCGGTTTTCGATGCAAACCGCAGCAGCGACCTACTCTGTTCGATCTTTGCACCCTTCTTCACGATAGCACGAAAGAGTGAATTGGGCTTCTTTCACCCATCGAAGAATCTCGCTCATGTTCCAGGTAAAGTTTTCGTAGGCTTTGGGCGAGAGAGTGAGGACGGGCTTACCGTCGATCTCGGCCTGACCGAACTGGACGGGTTTCGTCTCGATTGGGCGCGGGTCGGGAAGCCACACCGGCGGAAGCGGAGGAAGCATCGCCACTCTTGCCGCTCCGCCCGGTGACGGAGTCGAGCATGCTGAAAGAAGCAGCAGCAGAAGAATTGACAGCAGAAAGAGCCGCATCAGGCGAGGCAGCAAGGTCGCGCTCGAGGTTTTGAGAGTTGATGGCATTGGCTATTCTCCTTGATTCCGAGGTGATTGAGGCGGACCGGCGAGAAAGAACGTCGAGTGAGGTCTGCTGATCCTCGAGCGCTGTTTTGAAGTCGTCAAGGCGGTCGGTGGTTGCTTTGAGTACTTCCTTCTCGGTTGCGACCGCTGTCTCGGCAACCACAAGCTTTGTCTTTGCATCTTCGAGGTCGCTCACCAAGCCGGTGTAGTGCCAGTAGCCGAGACCCACGGCTATGGCGATCGCAAGCGCACCGCCTCCAAGCAGATAGAACTTAGTAGGCATTGTCTACACCTTTCAGAAGGTCTTGAGGTTCGGCATGCTCAAGTTTCGCTTGCTGGACGTCCTCCCACGTTGCGCCGAAGACGTAAGATCCCACGATGCCTCCCAAAGTCAAGAAAGCCATCGTCACTGCTGACTCAGCAACCCGCGTGTCGAGGTTACGGTAGAGACACCACCAGATGACCGCCATGCAGAAAGCCGAGACGATGAACATGAAGTGCCGCCTGACCGTCCAGGAGCTCCTGAGCGGATTTCGGAGGCTCATGTTGAGGTGCCGACCAAGAAAGCTCGGTTCAGCGAAACGAGACCGCCAAGTGACGACTCTATTTCAATCCTCACCGCACCCGCGGTTGCGATGGTCACCAGTTGACTGTTAGTCGCTATGCCAGAGATCAACTGCGTCTGAACGGCATCAACAAAGACCCGAAGGTCATAAGTTGTGCCAGCTTCCGGCGTTTCGGTAGCTCCTGTTTCGTCAGGCACCTGGTTGCTGAGGCGGTCTCGCTCATTCCAAGAGACAGTGAACTCAAGGCCCACAGTAAACGCCAAACTCGTTCTCGCGGCTGCTACGTTCAAGTTAGCAGGCCTCAACGGGCGCTCATAACGGCGAGGCGCCGTGAGTACTGTAGTCGTCGGTGACGAGGCGCCTTTGATCGTGGTTGAGAAAGCGCGAGCGGTCAGCGTAGAGGCGGTTGCGAACACCTCGTCTGAGAAGGCGCTATGATCAAGAAAGAACAGCGTGGCTCCTGCAGAATGAACAAGCGGCGCCGTGTCAAGAAGAGCCCTCCTGACGTTCAGCAGATTGAAAACTCCACCGCCAAGGTCGGTGAAGCCATCATGTGTGAAGAGCTCGTCGCCGATCGAGAACAAGTTACGGCCTTTTCTTGCATCGACCGTGGTTGCGGCCTCAAGAGAACCTGAGACCGAGTTGACTTGAAGGGTGGCGAGCGCCCCCGTAGCAAAACCGTCAAGGCTGGCTATTGGCGTAACGAGCACTGCTGTCTTTGAGAAGTCGACTTTGTCCGTCTGACGCCAAAGGATGGCGCCTTGCTCGATCTCGTAGAACCAAGACGCTTGTTCTGCGTTCGGTCGACGAGCAAGGGCCATGATGTAGTCCTGGGAAGCTGCTGGCGGAAAAGGAACGTCAAGCTGCTGGCGAACAAAGAAGTTTGGCGCAGCCATCACTCGAGTAGCCGGAGCAACAGGGTCGACCGTTATCGGCACCGAATTGGTCAACTGGGGAGCCGCGAAAACTGTCTGGTTTAAGCCGAACTCGTCTTGGACACAATCGATCACCAACTTGCCATTTAGAAGCTCTCCAAGATTGAACTTTTGGACGCGCATGACCACTTGCTCGATACCGTAGTCAGGCCATGACCAAAGGAACACTTCTCCAGGAAGGAGAAGCCCTGCCCTGCGGTTGAACTCGAGGGTCGCCCGCATCAACGGAACACCCGCCCTGGAAAGGTCTCTTGTTGCCAAGTCGACTGCAAGCTGCCCGTTGGTGACTCCAGGATAAGAGCGCCCCGTGGTGCGAACTCGCTGCTGCTGCGATATGTTGGCGAGGTCCTGCATGATCGCAACAGCGTTCTCGTACTTGTTTGCTCGGTTGGTGAAGTTCACGCGCGTCTGATTGTAGGTTTCAGCCCAAGAAGTGCGAGACACCGACCGAACGGCGACAATGCTCGTCTCGTCCAGAATGGTCAAGTCAAGAATATCATAGTCGGCGCGGATCAAGCGAACTCCGATCATTCCGGTAGACGGGTCCTGGTAAAGAATACCGTCGATCTGCCTCAGAACCTCCTCGACGACCTGCTTACCTGAGTTGGGTTTTGAGATTGCAAGCGAGATACCGTTTCCTTCGAGGAAAAGAACTTCACCAACAGACGAGAAAGATGCGCTGTCGAGTTCGCTCGTAGGAATATCCAGGCCACCCCAAGTTGCGGTCATCGCTTCGTAAAGCATCGAGGCTGGATTTAAGTCCTCGTTGATCACATTGCTCGCCGCAAGACCCAGAGGGTCAGGGTATCTTTCAAGCTCAAAGGAGATCGGCTTGAGCGTTGGCTGCTCACCGATCTCTACTTTTTCACACACAACATGGCAGACACCTACGCAAGCCGGGTAGTCTTCTGTGGGATCGAGGGCTTGAATGGCGCTCTGAATGTAGGATGACTTTGCTTGGTTGAAGGCACCGCCGTAGAACCTAAGCGTGCCAATGAACCCACCGCCCTCTTTGTAGCCACCGAAGAGCTCTGGCTTGTTGATCGAAACCGCGGTAACCCCCGAAGCTGTTCCTGACCAGATCTCGTCTTTATCAATCCAGATTTTGGTTAGCACCACATCTGGTCCCAAGCAAAGTGCAAGGTCGAGCCCCACGAAGTAACGGTGGCCAACAACCACCGTCTTGGACGAGAAGATTCCCGTCTTGATCTTTTCTTTGATTGGTCGCGCCTCGAAGTCCCCAAACCAGACGGTGTTCGGTCCTCTCATGCGAATCTTGCCGAAGATCAACGGCTTAGGCGAGCCCTCGCTCGCCGTAGGAAAGCGAAGGTCGCCTAAGTTTGACGCGCGGGAGTCTTCGAGCTGAGGCTTGGGCGCAAGCAACGCGGTAGCAATGAAAGAGACCACGAAGAGCGCGAGAGTGAACCAGATCATGCGACTTTGCCTTGGAAAGGATTTTCTGACGGTATGAACGGGTCTCCGCCGTAGTTGTCACCGTTTGAGAACTTCGATCGGCAGGTTGTCCAAGAATGATCGCAACCCGCGGTCAGCGTTACTGAGTCCCCCACCCGCAAGTCGACAAAAGCGAAGTTGATGGTGATGAGGTTCACTTGGTTGTCCACGATCATGCGCCGCTCACCGTTGCGGGAATTGACCATCTCACCGCCAGCAAGAAAATTGTCTGGAAAGCCGTCGTCCACTACTGTCGCGTTCGTCTGAGCCGCATCGAGAACAGTCGTGCTCGTGCTGAAAGAAGCTCGGCTGACTTTGCACCTCGCATCGAAAAGAACATGGTTGCAGGGGTTCTGGTAAAACACTGTTGGACAATCGGACGAGAGCGCTGCAGAGAAGATCGAAGGCACCCGAGCTTTCGCCGTTCTTCCTGCAACGCTAAAGCTGAGGACTTCTCCTTTCCAAAGAAGAACCGAGTCCGTTGCGAAGTTGGTTTCCCGGTGAACTCGGAAGACACTGAGCATCAGCGAAGCAGGAGCGTTCAAGTAAGCATAGTCCCGGACGAGATCGCAATCGATCGGCAGTTCAATCTCAAGCGACAAAGAGTCGTCTGCTTGTGACCCTGACTTGACCGAGCCTCGCTTGATCGGCAACGGCTCATACTCCCGACCGTCAAGCGTTATGAGCGATTCTGCTGAGGTATAGCGGTACTCCTTAAGCTGACCCGCAAAAAGGTAGCACTCGATCGGGGCCCCATCGTGGACGGAGGCATCTGCTACCGCATAGCTCATTCTTCAATGGTCCTGACAGACAGCTCGATCTCGCTGTAGGTGTGCTGGTGAGTCAGTGTTACACGGTCCTCGGCAAGCCGAACAAGCAGCAGAAAAGAAATCTTCCTGATCTGAGTTTCCTCGATCGTAGCAAACGGCTCGGTGAAACTGACTACTTGTCCGAGTGGGTCGTTTACTACAGACTGCGCTTTACGGTAGATGACAGCGCCGCTCGTGAGTTCAATCCTGAACCGCTTGTAGGTGTCTGAAACGAAGTAGAGGCCCCCATACTCGGTACCGCTGACTATGATCGTCGAAGCGTCAAGGTCTGGGTTCTGGACAAGAGGCAGGTCTTTCAGGAAAGTTGAAAGAAGAAAAGGATTCTGCTGACCTCGAGCACGGAAAAGAAAGTCCCTCCAAAAGTCCAAGTCAGCCGGTCGCTCGACGTTGAAGCGGCGTCTGCCGGTTATGTAGGGCCGAGGCCAAGCCGAGTCGGTGGTTGGGACACCTGTCACATTGTCGAAGACCTCTACTTCTTGATCGAAAGATTCTGGAACGTCTCCTCCTGCAAGAGGCCTGACGTTCAAGACATCGAAGCCATCGAAAGTCTCAATGCTTGCGGTAGATCCAGGTCGTGTAAACGCCGTCCGCGATACCATCTCAAGTGCGGTGAGCTGGTAGGAACCGGTTATCGATCGCATGGCCAGGGAGCTGCCGTCTGGGACACGGCAGAACGATGTGGGCACCAGGAACATGCCAGCAGGAAGGACGCCGACCGCTGGCTGAGCAAGCAAAGCGCCAGTCCCCGTCAGCGTTTCAACTCGACCGAGCGTTGCTTGATAGTTTGACGGATCAACGAGAAGGACAAACTCGGTTTCTCTAGTGTCGGTCAAAGCAGGATCAAAGAAGAGCTCGGAATCGCCGATCGCCGTGGGTGCTGTCAGTTGAGTGGCATATTGCCAGTAGGGGACAAGCAGTCGACCTGCGAGTGAACGGAAAAGAAGCCTGAACCTGTCCAAGCGGTGATCTTCTGAACGGATCTGCCACTTCGCATTGATCGAGCGGCGAGGAACGCCGCGAAGAGCAACGCGCTGCTCTAGACCGTTATAGCCGCGCATTATGTCAGTTGCCCACTCCCACGTCTCGACAACAGGCGTCTCTGGTATCTCAGAAATGAAGTTCGAGATATTTGCGCGGAAGTCGAGAAGGCCTGTTCCAAAAGTGAACTCGAAGTTCAGAAGGGCTTCAATAGACAGCGGCGCAGCAGGCGTGACGATCACACCTACCGACTTCTCCTCAAGAGCTCGCCAAGTGTCGCCTACGTCGAAAGTCAGATCAAGACCAGCTATGTTTGAACCTGAAAGAGCCGTGAAAGTGTTTGTGGCAGGCGTCGGGTAAGCATTCCAGATGACGAAAGGAATGGGCACGCCGTAAGAAGGATTCTGTGCTTCAAGAATAAGCGGGACAACCCAGATCCTGTAGTAGAAATCTGTGAAGAAGTGACTCGGAAGATCGCCGCCGAGGGTAGCGCTAGCTGTTGCCGAAACGAAGAAAGCTCCGGTTATAGGAGCTCCTAAAGGACTTTCAATAGTCGGTAGAGCTTGACGAGTCAACGGCATGACAGGCAGTGGCGGAGAGATGGGCCCTACAGGAAAGAGAGTAGTGAGCGTAAAGGCCACTAGATGACCTTTCTATAAGCAACACCTATCAAGCCAGTAGCGTACTGGAGGCCCAACTGCGCTTGACTTCCCCAGCCAGTCAGCCTTCCGATGCTGAAAACTTGCCAGGTTTCTGAACCAAACAAAAGGTCTTGACCGTTCTGCAGACCTTCCATGTTGATCAGTCGAACTCCCGGCCTGTTTCCTACATAGCAGGTCTTGAGCTGGCTAGCATTGGCCAGCATTACTGGGATCGGAAAAAGCATGGTGTTACCACCCCATTGCGACGGGGTGGCTCTATAAATGGGGTTAAGCAGCCGCCCAAAATTTCCTGGCGCTACCGCAGGATAACCGTTGGTGACAATAGTCGGATCCGTCCTACCGTAGATAACGAACATCTCGCCGTCTGCTCGCATTGCGTCCCAACCCGCTGAAACCGGAAGAGCGTTAGGCGCGTAGTGTTGAGAGTCAGCACAGGAATAAGCTTCTGCTCCAAGGACATTCTTGCAGTAAGGGAAGTTGGCCTCGCTGATTGAGTTGTACTTCAA